AGATGAAGCTTCTGCTCCTGCTATTTGATTAAATAACTTTAAAGCACTAATATAATTCACAGGTCTTTCCCATCCATCGGTTATAGGTGTTTGCCCTACTCCAATGAGACTAGAATTTCCAACAATACCATCCTCTAAGAAATCTTCTGTCATAAGCTTGTAATACCATTCTACGAATTTAATATCTCCGGTCATTATATAACCAGCATATAAGAAAGGTCCACACCTCATATCTGCTGCCCACCAACCGTCAACAAAACCTGATCTGAAATCCCATCCTACAGGCATAAGAGGGGGAGGATTCTTATAACCATCTAAATTATCACTTTGACCAATAAAAGCTTGAGCATACTCATTACCTATATCATCAGCATACTTCCAGATAAAGTATGGATATAAAACCATACTTCTATAGAAGATACCTTTAGCTTCAGGACTTCCAAAACCATAGAAAGAGTTTACTACAGCAGTTAAACCGTTCATGAATAAGGATATAGTTCCCATATTCGCAGGTTCAAATCCAGTTTGTCCCTCATGCTCTAAAGGATCATCATTTGAAGACAGAGTAAAATCTGGCATATCCCCAGATGCATTTACTATACTAGTTTGACCAAAATTACCAGAATTCATATTTTGATCCCTGCCGCCACCACTACCGAAGTTACTTACATAAGCATCGAAAAAATCTTTAAATACGTCTGCCCATTCAAATAAATCTGCTCTTCTATCTGTAGAAGGATCAGTTATTCTATAACCTTCACTAATAGACCATATAGGGTGTCCTATTTGTCTATTAAATGAAGGGAATTTATCTCCTTTCTGTCTACCCCATTGATATGTAGTAGAGTGATTATCATCAATATATTGCTTCATTCTCTTAAAGCTAAAGTTATATGACATATAATCATCAGGTCCATTTAGTACTTTACCCGGCTTAATAATATCAGTGTAGTGAGTATTTTTTACAATATATTTACTATGAACATGTTCTGAGTGAGCAGCTTCTTGGCGTATTATATGTTTAGCAATTCCTAAGTTACAAGAGTATATTAAAGGCTTAAATGTTTGTAAAAATCTTACGGTATGCATTCCTTCATAAGGGTTAAATGTAATATCTCCTGATTTCCAAAAGTTTCTTACTAAATCTATATCTCTCTCATGATCTCCTGCTTGTGAGTAAACCGGACCATACCCGTACATACTAGCTGAAGCGTCTGTAGGTAAATTCCATACTCTGTCTTCAGGACTCATTTCTCTTCCACTAATACCCGATTTCTGTGCCCCTGGAGCATTTTGAATACACCACCAAGGGAACCAGTAATTCATTTGAGCTACACCAATAACTAATGACCAAGGTGAGAATAATTCAGTCCCTGTACTATCAGCATTAGCGTAAGCCAAAGCACTAGCATTTACAATATCCCCCTGTAGACTTGTTATAGAACTATCATGACGTTGGGTTATGTATGTCATTTGAAGTTGATGTGTTCTCCATAACCATCTATTATTCTGCCATCCCTGAGCGCACTGAATTAGTTTACCTCCAGACGCTCCGGGTTTAATATGATCATAAGGATGGTAATATCCCTGAGCCATATTTAAGTTACCTCTAGAATCTGTATCATTATTCCACTCTCTGTGCCATCCGTAACCAGTATCTATTGTACCGCTCACAGCATTATCTAATACGTGGGTATATGTGGTGGAACATCTATAATCATTAGTTTCAAGACCTTCATAAGCCTCCCCTACAGGATGACTTTTCTTTAGTTTGAAGTCACTCGTAATTTCAGGGTGATATTCTGCTTGTGCGCCATAACCCGGAAGCTCGTAATAAGTATTAACACCACTTATAGTTTGACCATAAGTATCCATTTCTAGTAGACTAGTAGCTTCAGCTAAACCAGCAGCATTATTAGGACCGATTACATAGTGCCTAATAATTCTTTGTCTGTTAGCTAGTAATTGCTCGAAAGTATCTCCACTATTATTTACAGGACGGATAATATAACCATTATCGGAATCCATACTAGGGTCTTCAAACTCAGCATATAACTTATAACCAGCAGGTAATCCGGTAAGTTGCATACTCTTAAACCATACTTCACCAGAGATCTCTGTATGATAGTCTACACTACCATCTTTAACGCCCTTACTTGAATCTTTATTTATATCAAAGTTATCATTCGCAATAAGCATCCAAAGCTCAATACCAGAGGTATCAGATCTTCTAGTAATGAAGGATTGAACATTACCTATAGAATAATCAATACTTGTAGATGCTTTAGTACTGTCAGTAATAAGGGAGTGGAAATGCTCTTCATTAATAAATACACCATTTCTAATAACTTCCTTAGAAGTGTTAGTTAATTGGGAAGTCATATTAGATGCTTTACCCACCACATCAACTTCTAAAGTTACTCCACTAAGCTCTAAAGTACTAAATTGACCTGCACTAGGGGCAACAACAGAACCAATATTACTAAGAGTAGCAGTACCTCCCCCGCTAACAGGCCCAACTACTTGAACTACGTCAATCTTATTATCAGCGGTCCATGCTACGGGGAATACATCACAGGCTGAACCGTCCATATAAAAGGTAGGCTCAGTACTAGAATGTTCAATAGGTACAGTTACGGATACAAGAGGATTGGCAATACTAGAAGGATCAATATACCCTACCTCTGTAGTATTAGATGCAATTGATTCAAATGTAATTCCGCTGGATGATGTGGTTGCACCATTAAGACTTGAAAGTGTAACATCGTAAGTATTGCCTTGTAAGGTTGTTGTAATAGGTATGCTACAAGATACTTGTGTGTCTGAAAGAATATCAGTATCGTAATGAACTCCATTAATTACAATTCTAGTCCTATTAGTTAACGTCCCGTAACCTACCATATAACCACTAAGGTCTGCACCAGATACAGTTACAGCAGCTACTTCATTTGTAGTAACTACATTTACAGAGGATACGGTAGGTTCTGGTGATATCGTATAGCCTCCGGATAATGTGTCAGTTTGATTACCGTTATCGGTAGAACTCACTACGATATCAATAGTTAAACCTGCTAAATTTTCTGATACAATAGGAGTTTTAATAGTCATCCCTGATGCAACGGGTGATATAGAAACATTGGTCATTAAAGCACCTCCAATTAAAGCAGACGTTTGACTAATATTATTATAACCAGCACCAGTAATTTCGATTGTATTCCCATAACCGTAAGGGCCATAAGCAGGAGTTACTGAATCAATGACTAATGTTTGAGGTGTAACAGAATCCAATCCAGGAAGTGTAATAGCACCAAACTCCCCTGATGATCCGTTAAGACCAGAAAGGATTACATCCACCTCAACATTACTAAAAACATTACTCATTTCTAAATAACCTGATACTGAGTTATTAGTTACAATATCAGTAACCATAGGAAGTCCATTAGCATATAAAACGACTTTACCTGAATCATAACTATAATAAGGTTGTAAGTAATTATTAAAGTTATTTCCTACAGAATGAAATTCTAATCCGCTATTAGATAGACTATTTCCCTCAACTATAATAGCAGATGTGGAAACCATATCAGGCACAGGAGAAATTCTATAAACCTTACTTAAATTAATAGTAGCATCACTTAAGGCATATCCTGGCTTTACTAATTGAATACTAATAAGATTACCGTTATCTGATTCATCAAAAGCAGCAAAAGTAGCTACTATCTTAGTACCTTCATAGCCAGTAAATACACTAGTAGCAGATTTACCATCTAAAGTAATTAAGGTATCGTTAAATAAACCTTCACCTAAAATCTCAATCGAAACCTCTTGACTATAAGGACCATAATCAGGAGTAATAGAATTAGCTTCAAATACTAATTCAGGTTCTGCTACAGCAACAACAGTATCACTAGGAAACTCACCAGCAGCAGGGTTAGTTGTAGCTGTAGTAAAGTCAGAAGGTTTATCTATAGGACCATTAATAATATTATATAACTGAGTCGTAAATAGTTGTATCTTACTGTTAGCAGTTAAAAGGTACTCTGGGTAAGGTACATAAGTCTCTACTGTAATATTAAACGTTCTTCTAATAACTCTATCCTCACCATCACCTGTAGATAGTTCTGAAGTATTAGTTTGTCCCTCTAAGAATGCCTTATTATTCTTACTTAGAGAAGTACTTATATTAATATGAGGATTAAACTCTCTACGAATTTGTTCCGTAAGTTGATCCAAATCAGAAATGTATTTAGCCCAGATATTAACTTCATAGGATATATTAATAGGTCTAGGTGCTAGGCTAACAATTCTATAAGCTATACCCGTAATAGGATTTCTATATTTAGTATGAATAAGCACACCCTTATAACGAACTCTGTTTTCATCCGTGTCTGAGCCAGTATTACTAATTGTAGCTATAGGTAAAACAATATTATCATCTTGATTAAGTTTAGCTATAGCTCTCTCAGGATTAGCGTGAAAAGTTTTTACTTCAATTATTTCTTGCTCAGATGAAATGTAGTTCAAGCGACCAAACCTTAATATAAGACTTTCGAGAACTTTACGGTAAATCATACTTACATGATTAGCCTTTTTAGAAGACTCGTCAATAAAGTTAGTCAGGATAGTTTTAGTATCCCTTCCGTAATCACTTAAAGATGAAAGGTAAATCTCCCCTTCATCAATTGTTGTGTAGTTCTCGATTCCCATGCTTATGCCTTTTTAACTCTAGGTCTTTTTACTACTTTCTTTTTACCTGCTTTCTTTTTACCTGCTTTCTTTTTAACTACTGGTTTCACTTCAGGCGTGGATAGAAGTGGGTTTGGTTCTCCTGCTTCTCTTCTTTTGGCAGCAGCATCTTTAATTGCCTTAATATCAAGTTCATCATCATCTGTCCTCTTAATGAGATTACTTGGGTGAGATGTGTCATCATCATTACTTCTATCAATGTGACCTATTTCACCAGTTTTATTACTATGAGATCTCATCTTAGCCACTAAATCTTTAATATGGTCTGGAATAAGTGCTTGTGATTCCTGTCCCCTTAGTCCAGGGTTTTGAGCAAGTCTTCTTTCTTTGGCTCTTTCTTCTTCAGAAGCAGAACCAGCTTTTGCTGAAGAGCCTCTTCTAGCAAAAGGAGATTTTAACTCGTTTCCAGTGATAGGGCTATTAGCTTCTAGAATTTGTTGGCAAATTTCAATTTCGTCTTTCATTAGTATCTTCCTTCAAAGTCAGTTAATTCGTCTGACTGGTTTAGTAATGGGGTATCAACAGTACTCTCAGAATCTCTAAGGAGTTTGGCTGTTGCGATTAGGTGATAAACACCATAGGACTCGAATGAATCCTCTTGTACTTCAATAATTTCATACTTTTGGTTTTGAAAGTATGGTTTAATAATATCTCCGGGAATAAGAGTTCTACCGACGATTGATTCAATATAACTCTTATTAAAAGTAAACAGTTGATCGTTAGTAAGCTCAATACCGAACTGTGATAGATGCTCTTCCAATACTGATGGCTCGTAATGGCCCATAACAGTTATAGGTTCTCTGGAGATAGTTTTCTGTCTATCCTCCATGTAAACTTCATCGTAGTTACCTTCACTTTGATAGTACTTATAAAGGTACATCTTAGATCCAGATAGCCTAATAGCCTCAGCATCAATGCTATTAAATAGATTGATATCAGGGTTAGATGGGTCAAATAGATTAAGACCACTCTCCTCAACTTCTTCAGGGAGCGGTATAATCTGGTGACTAACTTTGAAGTTCTTTTTCATTATTTATCTATAAAGGTTTAGCTTTAAAATCAAGATCTCCGTCAATCCTTTACTAGTAGTAAGTTATAAATTCTGTCGTACATAATAATATTACCTTGGGTTATACCAATCGTCATCTGCTGGTCTATCTGGTTCATCATCTATAACTGTACTTCCTGGGCCTCTACCACCACTTGCTGCTTGCCTAGCTCTACTGTCCCTCCTCCTTCTAATACGCATTTCCCGCTCTTCACCCGCAGCCAAGGCTTTTTTTTGCGTGTCAGATCCAGGCTTTCCTTTTTTAAGGGCAGCAACAGTAGTTTTCACTTCTTGTGCATCTTCTTCCTTATCTCCTCCACCATGCTGTCCAATCCGCTGTGCGTCTCTTCTCGCCCTCATCCTACTTCTTTTTACTGGAATTTCTCCATACTTTTCATCAGCATCATTCCAGTCTCCCCTCGTTACCGCTTTCCTATAGGCTCTTGCGGCTGGACCCATTTCTACCAATGCTTTAATTCTGTTGTACATAATATTGTGTTGCCCTTAGAATGTTGAAAACGGAACGGGCTCTTCCAAATCTTCAATTAGTTCTCTCTTAAGTTCATCCATTGCCATCTTACCTTCCTCTCGGAGTTCCTTACCGTCTAGTGAAGCTCCTCCACCGGGACTAGGTAAACTAGCATACTTGCCTCTTACAAGGCCAAGGGTAATCATTGCTTTAGCTGTAGCGTATCTCTGAATCCAGTTCCTATAAGCAGGATGGATTGTATCAGATGATATACCTCTATATATAACAATCACGGGGTCTGGGGTAGCGGAAGGGAACGGACTTAATTGTAAATATTTGTTATCAATTACATCCCAAGTACCTTCTTGGCTTAGAATCTTTCGAATCTGTTCAATGTGAGTTTGCAACATATAAAACTCCCCTACGCTGAAATCAGAGAATAGGAAGTTGTCTTGGAAGTATTTAATAAAGAAGTCGAACTCAAGCGTATTAGACTGAGCTTGAATGGTTAAAAGACTCTTCTTATAAACAACGTATTCCAAGTTGTTCATTACGTACTGTGGAAGTTCGTAAGTGTTTTGTCCAGCAGATGCATCAAATACTAGGAATTGATTTGTCCACATTGGAGCGTGGTAAGACATGAAGGTAACAGCTTCATCAATCGCTAACTTAATTTGAAAGTTAGTAAGCTCTACTCTAACTGTAGGATATCCTAATGTACCTAAGATGTATGATCTAATAGTCTCTTCGAACTTACTAAAATCTACTTCATCAGTAAGGTAGTTTTCACCAACACCATCAGCAATATTTCTACTTGGATTTCCATCAGTAGCTAACTTTCCTCCGTATTCGCTACCGGAATCACCGTAGCTCGTCATATTAGGTTTACTTGGCATTAGTATTCTTCTTTGTTCCCGTTCTCTTTACAGTCTTTTTTATTTCTACTATAGGCTTCATATACTTATAATCAACCTCTCCCTTTGTCTCAATAATTTGATTAGGTCTTACTTCTACTATAACATCATCAATAAAAAGAAGCATAGTAAACTTTGAGGTGCATTTATATTTATACATAATAAACAAGGAGGTTGAGGTTTAAATTCCTCAACCTCCCGTAAGATATGTCTAACTTTTGATTAGGTATTAACTAATAACACTGTTAGATGATGATTTACCGAATGGTGTATCGAGATACGTGGCAGTCGGACCTACAACACGGATGATTCTATAGAATCTAGAAGCAGGAGTAATCTCTGCTTTTCCGTAACGTGTAAGTAATCCTTTACGAGGCTGGAAAGACTCAGGATCGTGGATAGTCGGTAGCTCTTGGAGAGGGATATACGGGGCATATACAAAACCAGCATCCATCGGACTTGCGCCTTTATAACCAACAAGAATCTCGTCAGTAGGATAAAGAGGGTCGATGAATAAGTCGTACTTACCAGCGAATTTACCTTTATGCTCAATAGAAGTGTTACCCATGTTAGTTGGGCCGTCACTATCTTTAATACCACCTTCAAGTTTAGCAGCAGACTCAAGCATTGATCCAATAAGAGGAGACGTTAGAATCCAAGTACCAGGACCACGAAGAGTAGTACGATAAATATCTTGACTTGCCTTGTTGATTAGGGCAAGAAGGTTAGCGTACATGTGACCAACGTGTTGAGGAGCAGAAGGGAAAGTACTTGATGTAAAGTCAATTACAAAAAGGTTACTGTCAACGGCATCTCCAGCAGGGTTAGTTGTAGCTGTAGTAAAGTCATATAGGTACTGAGCAGGAACGAATCCCGTACCATCATCTGCAAAGTTATTAGAGTTAGTTTGATCAAGCGCAGAACGGTTGAATCCACCAACACTAGTTGATGCAAGGTTATAAGCTAGACCACGAAGGTCTTCAATAAGCTCACGGTCAATTTCGAGACGAAGTTCTTTTCCAAGAAGATCAGTAAGTTCAGCCTCAAGGTTCATATCGTGATATGCCTTAAGATCTTGAGCAGCTTCGATTGTCCAAAGGGCTCTCATCTTACGTGTACGAGAAGCAACAGGTTGACTCTCAATGTGGAAGTTAATCTCAGGGATTCCCGTTCCAGTCATTGCTTCACCCGCAGACACGTTAACGCCTAGGATAGAAGTAGCATCAGGCCAAGCGGCGATTTGTCCACCCATAGTACCAGAAGCAGCACCAGCACCGTCATGCTGTAATACATCAGATGTATCAAAAGCACCAGAATCTAGTTCGATGTTCTCACCAGCAACAGAACCGATTGGTTGTGCTGTTAGACCTTTATAGGTTAGTTGGTACTTGTTGTAGATAGCTTCCTTAGCTGCACCATACTCTCTATCGTGACCGATATAGAAGATTTGTGAAACAGGTCCGGGCATAGGTTGTACACCACAGATTTTGTTAGCTAGAAGCTCGGGATAGACTCTCTTGATAATAGGGAATGCGAACTTTTGAAAAGTGCCTAGCTTACCAACCGTTGTCGCCGTTTCGTCAATCCTAGAACTGAGAATAGCAGCAGCTTGGTTTTCGAAAAGCTGGGCAGTTGTTTTTCTGGTCCATGAATCCCCAATACCTTCAAGGGCTTTATCCCATTTTTCTAGTAGTGAGTTAATATGTTTATTTTCCATTTGATTAATTACTGCGAATTAGTCGGTAATGTCCATTAATGACATTACACCTTCAGTGAGGAATTCATTAGTAATAACCTTAGCTTGTTCAGAAGAGTGGAAGGGTTCGGGTGAACTCTCTTGTGCTTCTGTAAGTAATTCGTCATTACGTGATTTGGCTTCTTCTAGCTTATCTTCCCCATTGGAAAGTCTTTCTAGTAAAGCATCTTCATTATTATGAAGTGTTTCGTTTTCCGTAAGTAGCTTAGAGAACTCTTCGGATAGAACTTCAAGCTCTTCCATTAGTTCTCTATTCTCTGATACAATTTCTGAAGTACTGGTTTCTGAATCTTTAGTATTAATCTCTAAAGACATCATGCCTCGTACTTCTTCAAAAAGAGTAGCGTTACGGAAAGTATCATTCTCAAGTGAAAGCTCAGTTAGGGCATGTTCCTTGATTTGATCAATTTTAAGTCTTAGGAAAGAGGAAATCTTAGCTTCATCAGTACGTCTCATTTTATCCACTTGCTTGTTGATAGTCTCATCGACAAGAGCAGCAATAGCGTCTAATGTAGCTTCAGTTAGTCCTTCCGGTAATAGTTCTGCGATATTTTTCAATTGTGGTTTTTCCTTTTCAATTATATCTACTTATTTAGTAGTGTAT